CCCCCCCCTGCTTGGCGTTTACTGTTAGACGCCGGGTGTGCCGTACATGGCACGCCAGTCAGTGAAGCCAACGTCGTAACGCTCTGTCGCCTTGTAGCGCATAGAGTCAGTCTCGAAGTCGCCTTCCATGGTTTTTTCCAGCTTACGGCGCATCAAAAGCTTCATGCCTTCAGGCGCGTCGGTCTGAACCCACCATGCGGTGCTGGAGGTCAAACGTGACAGCACTGCCGCGCCTTCGTCCAAGAGGCCGATTGCTTTGACAGGGTTGATGTCGTTGTTTGCTGTACCAGTACGCAGAACAGATTTCAACAGCACTTCGGCTTGGAAGATGTTGCCGGGGGCGACCACCAATTGGCGGGGCACCAAACGAATCTTCTTGCCGTTGTTGTCAATCGCCTGACGCACTTGAATCAACATCTGCTCAAGCGATGTCTGTGACAAGTTTGCGGCGGTGGTCAACAAGTTGCTGGTTGTACCGTTCACGATGGGATGCGATGCGCTGTTCAGAGCAACACCGTCGCCACCTTGATACGCTGAGTTGAATGCGCGGTTAAGCACGTTCGCAGACAGTGTCTCTTTGGTTTCGATCAGGGATTGCGCCAAGTGGCGTGCATACACGTTACCGATGCGGATGTGGTCGCCGTCTTCCACCAACACTTTGGTCAATGCGAAGGCGAGGCCATACACGTTGTACACATAGCGTTTCAGAAACAGCACGCCACCTTGTTGGTAGCTGACAGGAGAACCGTCAGGCAACTGAGGAGCGGCACCAAAACCGTAAAGAACGGGTTCTTCGTGGTAGTTGCGGGGAATACCTTCTTGCTCACGAAAAACTCGTGACCATTCGTCGGTACGTTGATCATAGACTCCATCGAAGCACTCGTTGAGAATTGGTTCAACGATGCTTCTAAAGTCCGTACTGCGCATTGGAGCGGCCATTTTTTTATCTCCCTAATTAGATTGCGACAACAGAACCGAAGAACTGTGATCTTGCAACAACCGCACGAACAACGGTAAAGGCATCGCCCCACGCATTGTCAACTAACGGGGCGAGATCCACGATGCGCATTTGTCCTTGAACAGTTGTGCCAACCAAAGTAGTTGATAAAGTGGATTGGGATAAGCCAGTTACGGTTGATCCAGCGGCCAAATCGGCAGTCGTCAAGTTGGCTTCGTCACCAAGTGAAGTCTGCGCAAGCACGCCATTGGCTTGAATTTCATAAACGATGTTTTGGTCGTTGTAGAAATACGCAATACATGAACCTGTTTGGTATGTAGTGCCTGTGGGCCAAATGTTTGATACGCGACGACGACCTGTGGTATCGGTGAATTCACAACCAGCAAAAGCACCTGAGAAAGCTTCGGTACCAGTTACGGGAGTAATTACACCAGTGGCGGTTGAATACTTGATAGCTTGGCCCTTCAAAATGTTTGAGGCCAAACCTGAGGCAATTCCATTAGCTAACGCCTGTGCGCGATCCAAACCTGAGGGATGAAACGCGGGACGCAAGCCGAATGGAGCGTTTACTGTAGACATAATCTAGCTCCTTGTTTGTTTAAACAACCTACCCAGCAAAATGCGGAGCAGGAATCGGGGTGTCAATACTGTCCAAACCCTCGCCTTCAACCTGTCCAAGCCTGCGGCCTGAAGAGTCTCGACCTTGTTGCGCCTCGGCCTGTAAGCGAATTTTGTTCGCCTCATCAAGAGGAGCATCGTGGTGAAAGTGCGCCATGATTTCTTGATACTGTTCCATAGGAATTTTGAACAAGAGCATCTCGTTGCACGCGATGAAACCTACATGTTCGCCAGCCTTTACGCGCCAATTTTCAAACCCGTTTATATCTTCAGCTTTCACTGGTGTATATCCGAGTCGCATACGCTTATCAATGCTGTCGTACCCGTTGGTTGTTGATAACCAGCAAAGGTGCCATCCCTGTAATTCAGGGACGTTGGGCAGTGCGCTTTGTGTCCACTCATCCGTCCACATTTTCTTACGTTCGTGGGATGATGCGAACTTATCCTCAGGTGCCTCTCGATCGGGATCAAGACTCGCGCGATTTTCGCGTCCACCAGCAGATAGATTTTTCTTTAGACGTTTATCCATTTTCGTAACTCCTTAACCTTCGTTGTTGTTGCGTGCTTCTTGAGCGTAGCGTTTGATCATTCGCGCTCTTTTTTCAGGGTTGTCCCACATACCCGCCTCTTTCATGGCTTTCACCTTTTCGGGTGAAAGAGTGAGAGTATTTCTACCGCCACTCTGAGTAGTGCTTTCACGACCTGAGCCTGTAACAACATTTCTTGGTCTTTGAGTTCTTACTGGAACCTCGTCCATGTCGTCAGTATAACGGTGGGGAACCACCTTATGCAAGCGTTTGTCAAGCTCTTCCCAATATTCGGCTGTTTTGGGGTCGTACCCCTCCTCGGCCAAGATTTGGTCTTCGTTTAACGCACGGCGTGAATCAGGATCTTTACCCGTTGGGTCGTACCAAGAGTTTTTGGACATCCAAGCGTTTGCATGCCGCTGAAGCGTGGGGTCAGGTTTTTGAATGGTTTGCTGGCGCTGGGGTGCGATTGAGCGCTTCTTCAAGTTTGCAAGCGCCTCGTGGTTCCTGCTTGACTCAATTAACATGTCCTGTGCGCTGACCATCAAGTCACCGTTGCCAGTCTCGGCGGCTTCCTTGATTTTCTGCTTGGCAAAGACAACTCGGTTTTGCTCGTCCTCAATCCGCTTGTCAAGGCGGGCCAACTCTGATCCAAGTGTTTTGCGCTCTACAACTGACAGGCGCTCAAGCAGGTTTTGGTTTTGGCGCTCAAGCTGTTGGAGCTTGATGTCCTTTTCCACAGACACTTGCTTGTGGTAGTCCTTGCGCATGCGGCGCTTGTCGCGCTTGGCTTGGCGGGCCTCTTCCGCGTCAGGGTCAACAGAGCCAGTGGCCTGTATCTCTGCGCGTTGTGCGGCGGCGTCGGCTTCGTCTGAGTCACCGCCTTGGCCAGCATCAGGGGATGGGATGCTTGAGGGTAGATCAACGACTGCGCCGCCGTCTGACGCCTCTTGAATCACCATTACCTCTTGCTCGGGGGATTTTGGTTCTGTGTTCATATAAAGGCCTTCACTGCAAGTGGGTCGCCCGTAATGGAGGCAATGACTTCGTGGTCATTGAGCACCATAAACAGGATGGGGTCTTCGTCTCTTGCGGCATTGGGTAATGGCACTTCCCAGCGATCACCGCCCCATTTGGGGACGCGGATGTAGTCGCCAACTTGGCACCAAACGCCCTCTACCCATGGTTCCATGCTGTCGCGTTTGCGAAAGGCAAGGGGGCCAAGCTCGATGACTTTGCCAACCATGTTTTGCCACTTTTCGGTTTCTCTAGTTTCTTCAACCAAAACAATCCCGCTTGCAGTCACAGTCTTCTTTGTACGGCGCAGTTGTACTAAAACTCTTGCACCAAGTGGACGCGCTCCGGGGTCTACAACAGGAAATGCTTCCCGTAAATCAGCGGCATTACCCGCTACCGTGCTTTCACTCATCGTCTTTTTCTTTCATTAAGTTATCAAGGATGTCTAACGACTCCTGCAATCCTGAGTATTGACCCACCATTCGTTGATAGGACTCAAAGTTGATGGCGTTGCCATCAGCCAACGAGTACCTGATCTCTGTCTGACGCGCTTTTACAGCGCTTATGAGGTCATTGATTAAACGCATTACTTGCTCTTGCCTTTAGACGACTTCATGGCAGACAGGCCACCACTCTTTTTTCCACTGTTGGACGCTGTAGATGTTTGACCCTGAAGCACGTCTTCGCCTGTTGCGTTGCGATAGCGCTGGGGTGTGGGGCCCTCGGGGGTGCCGGGGATGGTTTTGTTTGACGATGCCATTTTTTACTCTCCTAAGTTACGTTGTGTCGCTTGATTTAGGTCAAGCACTGTTCGCTCTTGCTCCCGCTTGAGCTTTGCTTCCTCTACGCTGAGGTCTGCGGTTTTCATGCGTTCTTGTGTCAAGAGTTTTTCGACATTCATAGCCACGTCGATTTCTTGATCCTTCTTCTTGAGTTCCATCTCCACCCCGTCGCGTGCGGCGCGGCGCTGGGTCTCTGCCATAGACGCCTGCAACACGGCTTGGGACTCGGGATCCACTGGTGGCTTTGGAGCAAACTGAGCCATCATTTCGCCAAGCTGTTGAAGTATTGGTACAACCTTTTCAAAGGTCTTGGCCGTATCAATCTTGACGTGATCAGACGCAAGCGCCACAGCCTTGTCAACCGTGCTGGCCAGCTTGTTCTTCTCGTACTTTTGAAGCGTGATATCTGTTCCACCAGTGACGTAGGTGGTCATTTGGTTTGTGTACCACAGCATCATGTGTTGCTTGATGTGCTCCAAGGCCTGCGGGATGTAGACCTGAGCAATCATTGGGTTGGATCCCATGATTGGGTCAACCGCAAAGTTCAAGTGAGTCTGAATGTGCGCCAACTGGTCTTGGCGTGGGTACGCAAAGGCTGGCTTGCCCAATGCCATGGCCGCGTTCTCGTTGGCGGCATCCAATTCTTCGGGTTTTGCCGCCGCTGGCATCAACTCCGAGATATTTGGCACCTTCATTTGCTTCAGGATGCGCCCAAGCACGGCTTTTGAGTTGAACTCTTGGGGATACTTCTCCATAAGCGCCAAAACAGCTTGGCTTTGGGCCATACGCTGGGTTTCGGAGAAGATGTGGGGGTCAGATACGGGCACAACGTCGGTGTTGCGTTCAAAATCAGCCTTGGTGACGGCCAAATCGGCAACCATGTCGCCTTTTTTCTGATCATCCAAGTACCAGCGGTTGATGCGGCCCAAAACGCCAAGAACGCGGCGCTGTGAGTCATGCAAACGGGCGTGGATGGAGCTAAATACCTTGGCTCCTTGCTCAATCAGGGCTTGCGTGGTGCCCACGGGCATGTTGGCATTCATGTCCGCAATCTTTTCCTCGGCGGTGCTGACGACGCCCTTGGCGGCGTTGTCCAACCAACCCAAAAGCTCGAACAAAACGGGGCTTGGGGGGTTGAATGGCATGGGCATGGCGATTTTGCGGATGTCGTCAATGCCCGGCGCGGCCTCAATCTCCGTGACCTGCGTCATTTCGGGCTGTTGCGTCTGTCCACTGTTGCGCCCACCCTTGAGCTTCAACATCGTCAGCGAGTTGTTGACGTGTGCAGTGTCC